TTGCCCGGGGTCGAGGTTGGCAGTGCCCTCGAGCCAATAGAAACCGTCTCCATTGGGTTGGATGACCAACATGTCCCACTCGCCCGATTTGGTTACGAGGCGTGTGTCAGAGCGAGGAGCGTATAAATCGAATTCACCTTGGATTTGATTAACCCATTGAACGCTTAGATTGAGAAGCAAAACTTCGCGCCTTTTTGACCACACTTGAGCGACGATGGTGTAGCCGGTGGCGTTGAAAGGCAGCTTGAACCGCTCTCGGAAAGTGGCCCGCTGATGAATCGTGATGTCGTAGCGAGCTGGCTTCATCGCAGGCAGCGGGGCCTGGGGCTAGGTTAGCGCTGCTGTTTCACTTCACATTGCGCAAGGCGGCTTTGATCGGCGAGTAGAGGGAAACGACTTGCTCGATTTGGCGTGCGGTGGCCGGATTACCTGTCACTTGTGCGATGGAAGCGGCGATCTCGGCGGTCATTACTTCGGGGTCGGCTGTGCGGAGCAGCGTCGGCATTTCGTCGTCTAAGCGCTGATACACGTACGGCAGCGCGCGGCGCAAGGGACGGTCGACTGCGGCTTTGGCGAGGGGCTTGATCACGACCTCGGTTAGGCCCATCGCCAGGAACGCGATCAACCCGTCGAGCAGTGTGCGCAGAGACACGAGATCAGGTGGTAGGTGAAGTGCCATTGCGCCGTCCTCGGGATGCGGTGGAGTTGCTTGCGCTTTGGGAGGGCGAGTCCGTGATGAACGCCCACATGGTGGAGGCTGCTCCCCCGGCGACCGTGAATGCTTGGGTCCACTGGTTGCCACATTGGCCGGGGCGTCGCCATTCGCAGCTGGCGACATTGGCGCTAGCCATGATCAGCATGTAGCCGTAACACCCGACAAGAAGTCGGAGCACAAGGGCGACAATACTGGGGTGGTTCACTGGGAGGCCTCTAGTTTGGTAACGCGAACTTCCAGGGAGCTCATGCGTTGCCAGGCTTCTTTACGATCCGCTTTGATATCGACGTGAATTTCGTCTAACCGTGAGGCTACATTTTCAACGGCAGTTGTGAGGCGTATGACGGCCTCGCGCCCTTCTGCGGCGCGGCGACTAGCGGATCCAAAACCCATGGCGCCTACCGTGATTGCGGCACCGGCAATGGCGGCTGCGACTTCAATCACGGTCGAGCGGAAGCAGGGGCTACTCCAGAGTAGCCACAGCAGAAGTAGCGGTTAGCCCTGGCCACGATTCTTCTTTTTGCCCTTACGTTCGGGACGTGAGTGTTGTCCTTGACCTTGCGCGGTTGTCTTAGGGCGTCCGGGGCGATGCTCAATGTGGTGAGCGCCAGTTTTTGACTTTACGGCCATGGTGCTGGGAAGTTGGCGTAATAAAAAACCCCGCCGAAGCGGGGCTGGGGTCACTCGGTGGGCTCTTCGTCGTCGGCGTCCTCGGGAGGCGCGTCGGCTTCGGCCTCGGAGGGTTTCTCAGCTGGGAAGTTGGCTTCGATGTCGAGTGCGAGTGCGGCCACAAGGGTGGCTTCGCTGGTGTCATCTAGGTCAGTGAGGACACGACCAAAGCGCACGTCGGGGCGCTGCGGAAGGGTGCATTCCACCGTGATGCTGCCTGTGTCCTCATTGGTAAAGGTATGGAGGACAGAGATTGTAGAAGTGAAGATGTCGCAACCTTCTACGTCAGTTGCAACATAGACTTCATTAGACAGAGGAACGGTAAGAGTCATCGAACACCTCGGGGGTAGAGTTGACCGGTTTGGGGTCGGCCTGCAGTGGTGGTGGTACTGCCCCCACTCCCTTGAGGAGCGAGGTAGGCAGTGGCGATAAGATTGCTAAGGTTGGCGGTTGTGACCCCTCCAAGGAAGGCGCCTTTTAGGGCTAGTGCAGGTAATGCGGACGTAGTCTGGCCGGTATAGTCAGCCATACTTATACCTCTCTCACGTAGAGACCTTGGGCTAGGTGCCTATATTCTTCCGAGCCTGCTGTAACAAGAATCCTGTCAAATATAAGGAGGTTTGAAGAACCTAAAGCGAGGTTTGAGTTTGATCCCCAAGGCCATCCGTTAGAGATCAGAGGTAAGTTGGGCACCACAGGGTAAGTGCCATCGCCAGTAGCAGAATTAAGGCCACAGATAGTAGGAAGGCCCAGTGTTACAGAGCTCGCTGTGCTATTTGTGGTCGGCCCAAAAGCGGCGGGGTTAGCTGGGTACACATAACCTAGAACTGGCGTAGCGCTGGGCGAAGCAATTACATTTGCCCAGCCGGTGGCGACGTACATCATCTGCTGGTTCGCAGCTGTCTTTGTCGTGCTCGTGGCTTGTACGAATAGCAAGCAACCTGCATAGGTTGTGCCATTCATGAAAATGGCTCCCCGAACAGTGTTGTCGGTTGTTGCGATTGTTCTCTGCGTAGTCGGTAGTAATGAAGGGTAAGATGCTGGTTGGTTGGTGTTAGGGAACAAAAATTGAGTGGTGCCAGCACCTGACAGGGTTCCATTGGTTTGGTTGGTACCTACCGTTACAGCTATGCCGGTGGTGGCGCCACCAAAGTTAGTTCCATACTGCGGACTAAAACGTACGTAAATATCGGCATATGTACCCGTTCCTACAGTGATTTTGTAGATTACAGTTCCAGAAGAATCGTAGACAATAGAACTATTGGGTACAGCAATTGCTGTCATCAAAGCTTTGATACCACTGGTATCAAAAGTAGCAGAATTGAACGCTGTTGATGCTCCGAGTGTTGCAGGCATGGTGATTAGGCCTCCAGGACGAGGTAGTTGAGGGTGATCGCGGCGGAACCAGCGGTACCGTCGTTCTTGAACCGATAGCTGTAGACATCCGTGACCGGTGATTCCAAATTAGAAATCATCGGAGCTGGAGACAGCCTAATCGTATCTGTCCCGGTCGCTATAGTTTCGACCAGAACACCCGAGCCCGGTGCTGGGTCTTCAGTACGGACTCGGGTGGCATCAGCCGTAGAGGCTGCCGCTCTGTTGTAGAGGCGAAACCAACCGGCTTTTGTACTCTGCACAGAGAGCAACATGCCCGAGCGCGGTAGGTTTACCGTGCCCACGGTGTCGCCCTCGTTGGCAATGTTGATAGTGCCTCCCATGGAAGGGTGGAATTCACATTGGTAATAGAGAGTGTCAGGTGCGCTCTGTGGCACAACAAACGTAATGGTGCCAACGTCTGTACCGTTATTAGTGACACCAGTGGTGTACATATCGCCCTGCCCCGTTGAGCGCGTCGTTTTGATGCGGAACGGGTGGCCAAGGGCGTTGACATTCAGTGTGTAGGTCCGGCCTCGGAACAGTGTCAGCGTTGGGTTTGTGTCACCACCAATCAGGTAGGACGACGTGCTGTTGTGGGTTACCGCCATCGTGGCTGGCGAGCCGTCGCTGGTGCTAAATGTGACGGTGGAGCGGAAGATGGCGGAACCGCCTCCTCCACCTCCACCGGCGATCACCATGTCACCGCTGCCGATCAACGTTTGACCGTTGATCGTCTTGAAGTTGACGCTTCCGGAGCCCAGGACGTTTGCCTGACCGGTGCCACTCACCAGCGTTTTGATGTTTTCGCCGTTGATCAGCGCCGTCTGGAACTTGTTGTCGACGTATGTCTTGACAGCGTTCTGCGTGGGAACCGTGTTGCCATCGGCCGTGCCGCTGAAGCCGGAGAGCAGCGTGGTGTTGTTACTGACTTCTTGGAGCTGCTCTCCATAGAAGATGCCGTTCCGCTTGAACGGGCCAATGGCGTTGAGACCAGCGAGGTTGAACTGGCCTGTTGTGATTGTGACGTCGCCTGAGGCACCATCTACGTCGAAGCCTTTGCCCACCCGCAGATTGCCAAGGTGGTCGAAGCTGATGAAGAAGACTCGTCCTCGGTTGGTTTCGACAATCTCGTTAGCCGGGATTGGGATACCGCCGTTCTCGGGGAGCGCCGAGTAGTTGGTACCGGCGCCCACGTACTCCATGTTGTGGCCGCCGGTCGAGATTTGCGAGCGGCGTACAAACTCGACCGTTGTGCCGTTGGGAACGGCGCCGGTCAAGGATGGATAGAAGTTGACGCGGTATCCGCTGTTGCCATCGGTCAGCGCCACGGAGCCCGTGACGGTGTAGAAGCTGGTACCGATGCGTAGGAGTAGACCCGGCAATGGACGGGCCGTCGAGCCAATGCGAGGTGCGCTTAGGTTGACAACGTTGATGAAGCTAGTGGTCGCACCCTGTACTGTGCCGGTAAAGATTGGCGACGGGCTGAAGCCATCGGCCACCAGCGAGTACGTGCCAAAGTTGGAGGTCGAGGATGAGATCGACGCTTGGCCACCGGTTTCGCACTTGACGTGGTACTCGCAGAAGGTTGAGAAGAACGAAACCAACTGGGCGAAGCCATCGTTCTTGATGAGGCAGCCGGGACCCCCCAGGTTGATCTGGGTGAAGGAGTCCACCACCATCGAGCGCAGTGGTGAGTTGCCTGCGCAGGCGCTGCCGTCGATCAGCAAGCCACCGCCAGTGACGCCGGTGGAAGTCGAGCCACCTTGGCCATCGTTTTGGCGAGCGGTCAGGCTCGTGCAGTTTTGGATGTACGGCGAACGAGTGATGTAAGCGCCAAGGGCGTTGGCTCCAATGGGGACATTGTTAGCGGCAGTATTAAAGCGAACCACCCAGGATGTCTTATAGACCCCGTTGTGCGTGCCTTGCTGATGGCCGGTGAATGTGCAGCCGTAGCAGTAGAAGCCGGAATCGACCTCGAAGATGCCGTCGTACTTGGTGGCTTCCGTTGGGCGGATCGTGACTTGACGAAGGGCGTCACCGAAGATGCCGACATTACGGCGCACCTGCATCGGGCAGGTCTCGGTGTACTCGCCCGCGCCCAGCATGATTGCGGTGCCCGGCTGCGCTAGCTCAATTGCTTTGCGGAGCGTTAGCAGAGGTTCGGCAGGGCTCGAGCCATTGTTGGTGTCGGAGCCGTCTTTATCGACGTAAAGGCGCTTCGCGTAGCGGAGAGCGTCCTTAAAGGCTTCGTGCTTGTCGTTGACTTCCTTCAGCGCTTTTGCTGTGGGTGCAACGAGCTCGCTGGTTGAATCCAGCGCGTTGGTGAGCTGTACGGCGCCTGCCGCGCTAGTGGACGCTTTCCCGCCCACACGCCTGATGGCGCCAGCGGAGTCTTTGAGGTAAAGAGCCGGGTCACCGGCGTTGTAGTTGACGGCGAGCTCTTGGAGCTCGAGATCTGTGGGCAGAGGCGCATTACCTAGGACGCCACTCCCCTTATGGATGATTTCTGCTGACATAAGGCGCCGCTTGCGAACGCGCCCTCTCGGGCTGTGCAAAGCGTAGCGCCTGAGTGATGTTGAGGAATGTCAGATTTGCCGGACTTGGGGTGGATTACTGCAGGCAAAATCGAGGGTTCCATCTACATGTGGCATGTCACGGTAATTGAGTACATAAGCAAGAGGATTTACGGTCAAGCAATAAGCAAGCTTGTGAATAGAGTCAAGAGACACTTCTAATGTTGCTGCTAATTGCTGTCTCGTATCAAGCATGTTGTAAAGCAGGGCAACGTCACGCGCGAACGCCCTCGGGTTAGTTGCTTCGTATCGGAAGCTCATCTCACCGCCGCAGGCGCAGAGGCTGAGGGCACCGGAGCCCAGTTGACGTTCGAGTAACGCTTCGTTCAGATAGATCGAGTCGGTATGCAAAGTCCAGTCACCGAGCTCGGTCGTGATGTCGTAGTCGCCATCGATGGGACGAAGGTGCAGAGGAAAGCAGCCAATCTCAGGGATCGGCATGCGGGAGTTGCGTTCGCCGGCGTACGCCTCGTGTTTCGTTGTGTAAAGGCTGAGGCGTTTGAGACGGTCCACATGGACGAAGCAAGTCTCGTAGTAGGGAGATAGAGGTGCTTCACCGTCTCCACAGAGTTCGACAAAGTCTCCTGTCCACAGCCTGTGTTCAGAGGGGTGCAGCGTGTCGGATGACTCACGACGTTCTCCAGCAGTGAGCAGCAGAGCTTCTCTGGCTGGACGGGCGAAAACGAGCTTGCCCCCGTGGCCGAGAAGGGACATCAGAAGCCGCCGGTGGGTAATGGCCCCGTGACTTGGAACTCGACCTCGGCGGTAACAAGGTCACCGGAGGACGCAGTCATCCCCACGCTCGTGATAAGCACGGGGAGGATAAATCGGGCTCCGTCGGCTGCGAAGTTGAACGTAAGAGAACCGTCCTCGGTGGTGCTTGCGTTTCCTGTGATGCGGTTGAGAAGTGAAGCAACAAGGGTGTCGGTGTCGTCAAAGAGAAGGCTGCAGGTACCGGTAGCACCACGAAGACCGCCGACATAGGTACGGTCGCGGTTAGCCAGAGTTGTGGTCTCTAAAGCATCCTTACTGATGCTCAAGCTGATGTCTCGTGCAAGACCGAGGACAGTGCCGTTCCACTTAATCTCGGCTTGGTTGGCGATGGCGAAGGTCATGGGTCAGGGGTAGTCGAGGGTTGCGATTAGTTCAAGACTGACAGTGGACAGGCCAGGCAGAATGCTGTCAACTTTTGGGGGAGAGTTATCAGCAAAGTGCCATCTAAGTGCAACATTTGGTTGCTTCAAGTAGTTGGTTAGCAAAATATCCGCTCCTGCAAAGACTTCTATAGGTAAAATCAACTCGATGTGACTGCCTTTTGCTTCTACATAGCAATTGCATATAGATAAGGCGTCAGTATCTCGGACATTGTTAAATGTTAGGTTTAGGCGCGCATCACTAGGGACATTCGCCCATATTCTGCGTGTAGTAATGCCGTTCTGACTGCGTGTGGATGTAAGAGGGTAAGTAGGTGCTACAAAGCTCCTAGATGTAGGCGTTAGTGAAGGGAACAGGATAGCCATCGTCAGCCCTCGATCACCCAAGCGGTGGCGCTGTTCCAGTTTGCCACTAATTCATCCGTAGGCATGTGGACTGCCTCAATAGAGAAAGTGCCATCATCGTTGGGTGTGATACGTTCTATTTGATATGTGCGTACCTGTGTTGTGGGTGTACTGATAGTGAATACAATACCTGAAGGAGAAGCGATAGTGCCCTCACTGGAAACAGTTAGTGTGGTGTTGTAAGGGACGGTTTCGCTTTTGCCATTCCATGCGATCACCGTGTAACTACCATTGTTCAATGGCTTTGTGCTTATGAGATTTCCTTCTTCTGTGACGATACCGTTGTTAAATTGATCATATTCAGTCGTGTCCATGGCTACACGTATGTAGTCACTTGGCGCAAGTCTTGCTAGTACACCCTCATGCGTAGTGCTAAACCGTACCGTATGAGTAGGGAGTCTGCGCATGCGGATGATAAATTTAGCGGCATCTATAGCGTGATTTCTGTTTGTGCAGTAATCACTCAAATCGATAGATTCGACAGGGTCATCTTCTGTGCCGATTGCCTCATGAATTAGTATTTCACGAACCGTAGGGAAGATCCCGGGGTTTGCTTGGTCTGTAGATGCTCTTTCTTCTCGGTACCGTACAGATACCTGAATAGGTTCACGTTCTTCTGGATCAAAGTACTGAAGCTGGAAAGAGCCCTCTGCGATATTTCCTGCAGTAAAAAGACCTTTGATCTGAGGGGGAGTAAATGGCACTGCAGGTCTGAGGAAGAACTTTCCATCACTTTCGCCGAACACCAGCAAGTGCGAGGCTGCGACATCAGCTGCCCACTGTCGCAAGTTGATACGTTCTACAAGGACGCCATCGAAAAAGTACTGCCTATCTTGACACCATTGAGCCGCGGAGGTGAATGAATCCATGTCGATCATCTGATCGGTGATCAGATCACCAGCCCCGTACGATTTGTTGGTAAGAATATCTAAAAGGATGTCAGGAAATAAGTGGGTAGGCCCCTGAGCGAGACCACTTAGAAGTTTGCGACATATCTTGCCTCCGGTGACATAACACGAAAATTGATTGAATTGCTGCCATTCCACCGAGGACATAATGTTGACCCCGAGCAAGGCCAGGTTGTCGTAGAGAGGTGCAGTGGTATTTGGGACGATCTCGTTGATGTAGACGATCTCGTGCTCGGGGCCGGTGGCGGCTGAGGACTGGATCTCTTCGTAGACAAAGGCTTCGGCGAGCTTCCCCCAGGTATCGATGTAGGAGAAATCGCCGTTGGGGAAGTCTGCGTAGTCCGTTCTCGGGTAGCCCAGCGCTCCTTTGGCCGATCTGCGGCGGCCGACGGCGATGCCGAAGGTGTCAGGTGAGTGCGCTACGAAGGTTCCGTTGAACGTGACTAAGACGCCACCGGCTTCGGAGATGGTCTGACGGGAGGATAAGCTCGCTTCGAGGACGTACAGATTGCCGACACCACCGTTGCGGACTTCCCAGCCGGAATAGGGCTCTATTTGGACTTCCCACTGTTTGACAGCGGGCATACTTAGCTGAATGTAATTGAATTGGTTCTGCTGGGTGGCTCCACGCACTCCGTACGCATTGTTGAGTTTGGTGAAACCGGTTGTTGCGCCGGCTTCGCGGTAGTAGATGGCAAAGAAGCTGTAGCGCTCGACCGGTGCGCTAAGTGTGTTGGATTGGTGTATGTCCGTTTGGAGTGTGCTGCCCTGCTCGACAATGTCATCCTTGTAGTCGAGGCAAGCGCGGTTATCGCACTCGTCAAAGCTGATTGTTTCGCGGAAGTTGGTCAGTCCGTTGATACGGATGCCAAGGCGAGAGCGGATGCCGAGCTCGATGGCTTGACAGGGGCGCGTGGTGGAAATGCTGGCGATGGCGCAGCGCAGGACGTGGCCATCGGTGGTGGCAACGTTGCGCCATGGCTTCGAGGAGGCATCTTCGTCCAGCCAGGTGAGACCGCTTTTTTCAATCAGGGCTGAGGAGTGTGTAGTTACGGCACCGGGGCGTACCGTCGTAAAGTTTGCGGTGACTGAGGTGCCGCCCCCGTTGCTGATATCGGACTCGGATACGAAGGCCGCATCGGTACGCGAGGTGCAAATGGCAAGGCCAGAACCAATCTTGTAGAGCTCACCGACGATCAGTGAGTCATCCCAAGACTTCTGGCGACCGGCGACGGTGGAGGCTACGTCTTCACACTTTTCGATGTACGCCTTTTTGGCGTTGAACTTGAGAGCAACGTTGATCGAAATAGTTGATGCGCTGTCCTCGCTAACAGCACTCGCACCGGAGCCCCGTATCTTAAAAAGAGGCTTGTAGCGGGTGTTTATGGTTGATAGCGGTGTGATTGAACCACCGCCGCCGTAGATGGATACATCTGTGACAACGCCATCTCCATTTCTAGAGACACCAAGAGTAGGCTGGCTGACCGTGCCTCCGTCAGATTTAAAAACTTGCTTAGACCTAGTCTTAACCAGTACTTTTAGGGTGTACTTAACAACGACGTCATCTCCGGGATCGTCCTCGGTTAAGGGGTTGCGCCATTTAAGTCTAAAACGGGCTGATTTCAGCACTTCCAGTAGTTCGTTGACATCGTCAGTAGAGTCGTTGTCTTCGTGTAGCCCTGTAATGTTAAACGAGATTGTTGCATTAAGGACTCCCCTGCCTTTTGAGTCCACTGTGATACTGGTCACTGTGGTGGAGATCTTGTTCTCCAGTGTTGTTATGTAGCCGGATTGATCTTGTGTATTGTCGTAGATATTGTTCCAAGCTTTATTGCTCGGCTTAGTATAAACTCCGGCGCCGTCGCTAATGATGGTGGTTACGGTTCGCTGCCATTCACTCGGGGTGATCAGGCTCTTTATGTCACGGCTGAACGCAGTTTCCGCGTCGCTGCTGGAGAACAGCGTGTATGTGGTGGTGCCCCCCACGGAGCCGAGGCCGCTCGAGGTAATACCACTGCGGGAGCCGAAGAAGGCGCGGGCCTTGCGGCGCTGTGCCCAGGCCACGTCATCAATGGTGCATTTCACCTTGGCGTCACCGTCGTCGCCCTCGGGGATGAGTTGGGCTTGGACCTGCGGTTTGAACACCGGGTTAATCCGCATGCCAAAGTCGTTTCCGCAGAGGGCGTAGACGCCGAAGGTGGTTTGGTTGCTAGGGCGGTTGGCGGAGCAGAAGTCGGCAGTCCATGCGTTGCCGCGACGCACCATGAAGACGTCGCTACCGCCAGCGTTTTGTGCGTTGCCGGCGTCGGTGCCTGCAGAGCGACCGTAGATCTGGTTCCCTGAGTTGATGCGCGTGGTTAGACCGCTGGCGTAGCGGCCGTACACAGTCATACGAGATCCAACCTGATTCGCTGTGGGATTGCCGAAGTCGTAACTGGATAGAGTATTACCACCAGAAGCAAAGTTCTGTACGTTTATTGATGCTAGAGGACCTTCGCTTACCAGGAAAATACCTCTCAGCAGTTGCGACCCTCCCAAGCTGTAAAGTTGAGACCAAAGCAATGCAGTATTTACGCGAACTCCTCCGTATGTATTCCCTCCTACAGTCTCTCGTAGAGCGTATACAATAGGAATCACAGCTCCTAGCGCTGTGATGTCTTGAGATGAGTCAAAGCCGTAGCGAGGAACAAAGCGTTCGTTCTCTGTACGGGCGTTGCCTCCCCGGGTACGGCTTTTTAGTTGTGGAGGGTCCGACTGTTTAGGCTTAAAGAACGATGCGGCGATAGTTAGGCCAACTGAGATAACAGTGAGGACCAATGAAATAATCGCAAGAGTCTCAACCCCTGCCACTACCGATGGCTGAGGAGCTTCGGAAGCTTTTCTACGTACTTCAGCCTTGAACCAAGCGTATTCGTCATCGCTAATACCAAGCAGGGATGCTAGGTAACGATCGGAAGGTAGAAGTTGCGGGTCGTAGTCCATTAGGCGAATTCGTAGTAAGAGAGGTTCTGTAGCAAGTCAGTCGGCAACCAACACACACCGCGCCTGTGGTGAATCATGAGCACTCCACCATCGACAACAACGCCTACCCCGAGGCCTGCTTGACCGTTTTTGAAGAGTGTGAGCGCGTATGGACACGGAGCTTCTAGAAGGCGCATTGCTGCGTGCCATTTCTCTTCAAGAACTGACCAGTGCCCCGTCTTAGCCAGGTCAAGCCACTCCTGATCAAAATCAGGGTGCTGTACCCCTGATCTTTCAAGTACAGCCCACACCATCAATAAGCAGTCAGCTGCTTTACCGCTCTCGGGGTGGGCGCCGAATTCGTGGGGGAGCCCTATCCATCGCATCCAGTATTCCATTAGCTGACAACCAATGTTGCTGATGTAGGTACAGCCCCTACAAGTGAGGTGCTTAGGTAGCGTTTGGGAACTTGGTTCCTGGCAGCATCGAGCGGTGATGCGAGTTTAAGTAAGATCTTTTCGTTGTCCATTTCGTATCTAGAGATACGCCAAATCTCCGTGCGTATTAAGGTGTTATCAGCGAAAGTCAATGGGTCAAGCGCCACTGTCTTGATCTCAAGAAGCCACCTGCTAGATACGGCTTCTGCGAAAAGATTAACCGTTATGGCGTTAGTGCTAGTACCTAGAGTCGATTCTAGGCGGTCGCCGCCTTTGCTCCCGGCGCCTGAAGAGATCGCAAAGGGGGCAAAGGCGTAAGTGATTCCTGCATAGACCCTGTTTTGATTTACGCTGAAATTCTGATAAGCCTGTGCTGTTCCTGCAGCGGTCCCATCCCGTTGAAGAAAGCGTGCGTAGTTGACGAAAGCGAAGCTTGCCATCAGGCCATTCCGATACGACGACGATCTCTGACAGAATTCTGCAGACTCGAGAGCGCCAGTGCTCGACCGCGCTCCGCGGATTGGATCATCCCTTTCTGGAACTGGTCTGCGGTTACGTACTCGGTGTTGTTTATCACTTCACTTTGGTACGTAAAGTCGAATCTGACCTTGGACGGGGCGGCTTGTTGGCGGGCTCCTGCGTTGTCGGCAAAGGTCTGAGATTTGCCCGCGAGGGCGGCGGCGCTCAGCAGCTTGCGAGACTTGGCGTTGGAAACGATCTCGCCGTCGGAATTGGGGAGGAAGAGCTCAGGGCCGATCTCGCCCACGAGGTAGGGGCGGTTGGCTCGGACAGGACCACCGGAGGCGGCCGCTTTGGGCTTACCGGCGAAGATGCCGCCGGTGCCGAACATGCCGGTGATCGAACCGAGAGCGCCGAAGATGCCGGCGAGTCCCATGAGCGTGTTGTAGGTGCCCCCTTTGCCCATTTGCTGGGCGCCGCCGATGCCCATGGAGATTGCACCAAAGGCTTGGGTCGCACCGGAGAGGGCTTTCCCAAAATCGAATTGCTTGGCGGTGGTGGCTTCGCCTTGCTTGGACTCCTCGTTTTTGGTTGAGGTCGCCTTACCAAGGGCGTCGACGTATGCGCCTTCGGCCTCGGTGACTTTGCTGCCTGAGGAGCCACTCGCAGCGAACGGGACGACTGGCAGCGAGATCACGCCACCGGGGGTGGCAGGTGTTGCCGGGTTTTGACCAGTAGCACTGCCTCCAATGGTCGTGTTGAGTGTGTCGACAGCCGTTGTAAGGGTCTTTAACGCCGCATTATTTTCTGCTTGTAACGCTACCTTGGGATCTTCTAGACCAAGGAATCTCTTGAGTTGCGCTTCGAGTTGTTGCTCCATGGGCTTGAAGGCGGCATCGAGGGCGAGATCAAGGAACTTACTAGACATACCTTCGAGCATTTGCTTGAGGCCCTCTTGGATGTCTCCACCGGTGAGGATCGTTTTGACGAAGCCCTTCATGCCATCGGTCATGGTTTTGCTGATATCACGGATTGTGGCCATGGTTCCGTTGAATGCCAGGACCTGTTTGTCCATTTCGCCAAGGACTACAGCGGCGCCACGGGTTTTGGCTGCGAAATCAACGAGTTCAGTAGTGGCTCTGTTGCTTCCTTCACCAAATTCTTGTTCAAGTCGAATCTTTTCATCGAGGATCTGCTGCTCGGCTTGGATCTGCCGTTGTTTGACCGGATCGTCTCCCGCATAGGCAGAAGCCATACTGCCCATGGCTTGGGCCTGGGCGCGACGAAGGTCGAAGGGTATTGATCGTGTCTTTTCACTTAGCTCGCGAACAGCTTGCTCTTCGCGTTGGATTTTTAATAGTTTCTCTCGTTCTTCACGCTCTTTCTTAAGATCTTGAAGGTATTTGTTCTTTCTGTCAGCGATGTCTTTTTCGAGTTTCTTCTGTTCTTCAGTGGTAACTTGGTTCTCTTTTCTTAACTCTTGGAGTTTGTTTTCGAGTTGTTTTATTTCTTTCGCGTTTATGGCGATTTTGGCTTGTTCATCTGCAGCAATCTTCAGGAGTGTGGGGTCATACGCTTGGCCTGATACCTTGCGATAGGCGTCAAGAGAAGCTTGTGCTTCAATCATTTGATCGGTGTATTGCTCGACACTGACTGTGGGGAACGCGGCTTTAGCGACTGTTTCGAAGGCTGATTTTGTTTTGGCTTCGGTTAATGCTTGTTGAAGGGCACGCACCCTTTCCATCGAGGCAGCCAGAGAGCGGACAGCCTCGGAGTATTTTTGAACAGCGGAGGTGCCAGCTGAATTGAAGTCGGGTGCTTGTGTTGACACGGGCGTTGGGGCGGCACCTCGACTGGCGACGGACTTTTCTTGGCCGTGCAAGAATTCGTTGCCGGTGTCCATTGACGTTGCAGTCCAGCCACCGCCTGAGGGGTCCCAATGCGGGGTGCCGGTTCGACGTGGTACGAGCGTGCCTGCAGGAACTGCGATATCAATCGCATTTCTGCTCGCTCCAATGCGACGCCCGCGCGTAATGTCATGAGCAATCTGTTCCTTTTTAAGGGCGCTATCAAGAGCTGCATCACTCTTCATATTCTTAACATCTATCTTTGCGTTGCTGAGCTGGATATATTCAATACCTTGTGATTGCCAGGACTTAATAATCTCCAGAGCTTCACGCCTCACTGAAGAAGCATCATTTCCTCGAATATCAAGGTGAGCTCCGGTTGATCTACCTGAACTGCCTACTCGGTACCCTTCGGCAACGCTTGCGCCATTGGCAGCAGCTGCTTTAGCACCATTTCGTTTGATTGTTTCGATATTCTTGGCAACTTCTTCTTCATACTTAGCTGATTTCTTCTTGATCTCTGCGATTGTCTTAGCATTTTCGAGCTTATAGTTTTCAATCTCCTTCTCCATGTTAGCTACTTCAATAGCCAGATTGCGTTTGTTGGCTTCGATATCAAGCTCGCCTTCTTCACGTACTTTCAGGTAATTAGTAAGAGCCTCAAGAGCGCTGCGGGATGCTCCTTCTTCGCCCTCGAGAAGCTTGGCGTTGGCCTCTTCCATCTGATAGATGCGCAACTGGCCAGCTAACCGAAATGCTTCTACTTCCTGACTGGCAATCTCTTGCCGTTTCTGGAATAGTTCGTTTTCTTGACGTAGGCGTATGTCATTGATTTCTTTTTCCAAGTTAATGCGATTTTCGGCTTCAATACGGATATTTTCTTCTGCTTGCTTCTTGTTTTGTTGGGCTTCGTATTTTCGTTGGTATTCCCGAAGCTTAAATTGCTCCCCTATCGTTTTGCTCGCATCTTTTTGATCAAGAGTGTTATATGGGTCTGCCTGAAAATTCGCTACTCTTCCAAGTATTCTCCATAGTTCTCCCCAGGTCTGTATGCCTGATTTAGCTTCGTATTCTAGGTCGTTTAGCTTCTTTTCTATTTTCTCGAGTTCTTCGGTAGCCCTTCCATACTCGGCACTTGCTAACTGCTGGTCGAAGTCTCTAGCTGCTTTAGTAGCATAATCGGCATCGTCACCAATGTTACGGTAAACTGTAGATAGTCGGTCTAAAGCTTGCTCTGCTCTACGAGTGCGGGTAGCTTCTTCATTTGCCTTTTGGAATTCACCAATAGCGTTTACCACTGCTGTCAGCGCGAGCTGAATAAGGAGTGTCCATCCCAGCGACTTAAGGACATTCATTCCGGCGAGCTTGGCCGCATCGCCGAGATTCCTAAATCCGTTGGCCGTCCTTTCTAGTTTTCCTCCAGTCGATAAGGCTTCTCCTCCTGTCTTTTCTAGGTTCTGGGAGACCTCAAGAAATGCTTTCCCCACGGCGCCTGCCAACATGGGCAAGCCTGCGACGGCTGCCGCCAACCCACCCAACACCAGGGCAAGTTTGCCAGCAGCGATGGTTACAGCCGCAATACCAGTTATTAAGGCTGCAATGAATGACCCTAGTCCACCTATAGCTGGAATTACAGCTGTTACGATGGTTCGCCCTATGAAGAATAGATTTGTAGCAAAATCCATGCCTGCACGCTTAAGCAGATCATATGTTGCCGCAAGCTTGGAAAATTCTTGAATAAGTGGCAGATCTAGAAGCCTTGAATAAATGTTGAATAAAGTCGCAAATCCTTGTATGAATGGTGACATAACTGAGATGACATTTGCAAGTGCTCGAGCTAGAGACTCGAATATATCTACTTTGATTTCAATAAAACTTTTGCCTAGGCGTATGAAGGCATCTGTAACCGTCGCTAGTGCGGGTTTTAGCGTTAGAATTATTTGACTCACTGCTCCAACGGATCTCTGTAACCCACCTTCTATTAAAACAATCAGATCTTGAATCGCATCTTTTGTATTGTTAACTACGGGCCCTAGTGTGTCCGCACCTTTAATACCGATTTCTTCATTCGTTACTAGCTTGGACCGAGAACGTACTGACTGACCGAGTGAGGCGAATCGTCCGACAAATTCGCCGGCCCCATCAGCGACTGAAAATATCTGTTCTCTTATCTTGAATAGTGTTTCAAATATGGCCGAGAGGCCATTTAGCATTGGATCTAGTAGTTTTGCTCCGAACCGTTGCCCAACTAGCTCACCCAGATCTCTAATGTTTGAGACCACACCGCTGAAACCTTGTGCAGCAATCTTCTGCCCGGCTACTGCCGCTGCTAGTCGGTCTTCGAGAAATTTGACAACACCACCGGCTTGTGATTTGGCTTTGGCTATATCTTCATTGGTGATTCCTAAGGACTTTGCTAGTAGTGAATCCATGGTGATATCACCACGGAGAATAGAGCCAATCTCCTGACGCGCTTGATAGAGAGGTATTCCGAATGTACCTAGAGCAGCCGAAAAGTTGATTGCTAGGTCTTCAGCTTCTTTTAAGCCACCACCAATCTGGCTGATTTGTGAAGCTACGATTCCAAATACTTCAATAACATCGTTTGATGTAACACCAGCAAGTGCAATAGATCGTTCTCGGATGCTGTCTATGTTTTTACGAACTGCACCGGTTAGCCCTATGATCTTCTCATAGGGGTCCGTAATCTCTTTACCGTTTTTGAATACCTTGGATGTAGAAGCTAGTGTTGTCTGTGTTTTTAGTATGGTTTCCCTAAGGCGGATTTCCCTACCGACTGTTTGGTCGAAAAAGCCTCCGAATGCTTGCTGAAGTACACCTACTATTTCTCTTATTCCAAATAAAGCAAACCCCAGTTTGGCTAATCGATTGATCAGGAACTCGATCTTTGAGCCTGCTACATCAAATGTGTTAGTAAGGATCTGCCCAGCCTTGATATTTTGTGAAGCTCCTACTGCGAGCTTCGCTGTTCCCTTTGCTGCGTTTTCATAGCGCTTAACCGTGTCTCCGATTCCTGGCAGATTTTTTGAGATCTTATAAAATGTTTGAATGTTATTGGCGGCATCTTTGATATTCTTCTCAATGCTATCGAATGACTTTGTTATGCTAGTAAGATTAGGTATGTCAAACCTTAATTTGCGTTCTTTCGCTGCTTCGTTTGCTTTCTTATCTAGCTGTTCTACATTCTTCTGCGCTTCTTGTGTTTCAGCGCTTACTTTTAACTTGAAATCGGCCACAACCGTCTGTCCGCTAGTAGGTCTATGTTACGGCTACTCCGGTGGCGGTGTTACCAGGCCTGTGAATATGTGCATAGGAATCTGACGCTTTTTCAGTAGTGCTATCAAGACTTGTTTTGTCTCGCTATCTACTTCCGTTTTCGCTTTTGATTCGGGCATCCAATCTGGAAAGGGTAGGAAATCACTTATGTTTGTTTTGGGCATCTTCTTTTTAGAGCCTGAGAAGCCGTGTGCTACTCGTAGAACTACGTCGATTAGTCTTGCATTTGTAACTGAGCTTATGTTGGCCTGAGCTTGCTCACTGTTATCGATTTCTTTGAGCACCTTTTCGATCAGGTGAATCGGAGTTCTTAGAAACGACTCACGTGAAAAGTCAGCACCGAGTGCAGACATCCGCACTCGGAGATACACGGAGTCCCAATCGCTCTCGGGGCTACGAAGGTGCGCCTCGCATTGCGCAAGGACTTCCTCAGGAGTTAGCTCTCCTGAGCCTCCTCGTTTCCCTCAACAGGACCATCCTGAGGCCAACCGTCACGTTCCCAGGTAATGAGCTTGAATACCTCCTCCATAACTTTAGTAGGCATCTTCTCGGTATCTTCAGTAGTCCAGTCTTCCGTCCGCTGCCATTCGCGCGATCTCGGGAGCTTAACCTCAGCTCGGTACTGCATGAATAGCGTCACAAATGCCACCTGCTGCTCGACTGCTCCGATTGTCTTGGACTGCAGCTCTTCGAGTTCGTCTACATAATCGTATAGAAGTTCTTGATTGTCTTCGGATGCACTGCTCAGTAGCTCCACGGCTTCCTTCGTGGAAATATCCTTATCTTTAGCAATTCGTTGAGCTAGTTTGATCGAGCTGAAGGTCGACTTTGATTGCGCTCTTGTAATCTTTTCAATCCCCTTTGATTCACCAGGAACTAGGTCTTCGTACACAGGGAAGCGAAATGGACCAATCTCGTAGTACTTTGAAGGGCCGAAGAGTAGTGATGCGTACTTACTCATTGTGATGCTCGTTGGAGAGTGACGTTCCAGGCTCGGGTGGAGGTCGTCTGATGGACGAGCTCGACGGGAAGCTCTACCGACACACTAGCGTCGCTCGGCATATAGGGCGCCTACGTGAATGTAGTCCCGCTCAACTGTGCAGTTAACTGCGTAGATTCTTTTGCTGGAATCGGTGAGTAAATCTATCTGCATTAAGGCAGGGCGTAGACGCTGCTAGCGCGAGGCTTCACATCAGCGTTGTTGTAGCTCAGTGTGCCATCTGCTTCCACAGGACCGATTACCGTCGCTGTGCCGCCGTTAATGAAGTAGTGCTCGACGGTTGTTGATCCTACGTTTAACTTCATTACCGGGCCAAGCCGCACTCGGCCACCATCGACGTAGGTGTGAGCAATGGTGGAGGTTGCGACCGTGAATTTGATTGTGCTTGGAGTGACCTCCGTCACTAGGAACATTGAGTGCGAGGACTCTTGCGGAAACTCTTTTATCAGTGGCTGACCGCTGCTAGTGCAGCTAAAGCGCAGACCGCTCACACTCACCCAAGTGCCGAGCTCGATTGTGGCAGTGTTGCTAAGGGTCAGTGTCACTTCGCCAGTGGTGTGGACGTAAGTGGCATTTCTGACTTGGTACTCGCGCGTGTCACGGTCTTTAACTTCAAGGATCGTGAAATCTGTTGTTTCTCCAGGCTTCGGCAAGTAGCCACTGCTGTAATTACCAGCGCTGAAACGTCCGAAGGCCAGCCCATACAGACGGACTGTGCGTCCCTCTCCAAAATGACCGAGCCCGGACATCATCAACCAGATGTCGCCATTCGCGATGTTGTAGCGCGCGTTCTCCACACCAGCGCTCGGTGAGGTGCTGGCGACAATTGCAGTGAACTGCGGCCCGAAACGACAGACTTCGGTTAATCCATCTGCATTTTCGTTTTCGGAGTAGTTGCTGATTACTGCTTCAAACCCAAGAAAGTCATAAATGATATTTCCTTTATCGCTACCATCGATTGATCCCATTTCCTTGAGGATTTCGATGTAGATGCGGTTATTACGTATCTTGGGGTCGTTGGCGATACGGCCGATGTCTTTTTCGTAGCGCGACTTAGCGATTAAGCTGAAGCCTCGCTCCCATGCTCCACTTGTGCGATCTGGGATGGTGCAGACGATCGCTCCGTTAGCGTACGCGGTCATCGTTGGTACAGCGGCACGCACGCCAGGAGCCCAGCCCTCTACGTACTCTAAATTCCGCATGAAGTAACTCGTTACTGATACGGTGATCGAGGACGAGATCACTACACCGTCGGTCCAGCCACTATCACCTAGAACGTTGATATCTTGATTATTATCATTGACTGCTATCGACATTTGGGAAATACCCTGCATGTCGATGTAGTACTCACCTTCTCCAAGAGCGGGCGGGATGATGTACCCGTTCGGGGCGTAGGTGCTGATGAACCTCCTCGGGGAGGAGGGCTCCACGGCCCGGATGATCGTGCGGGATGCCTTGTGGAAGGCGGGGCCCCTTGCGAAGTTGGACATGGTGGAGACTCCTCCCGTGGGGTGGGTATGGGGCTACCGGTTCCTAAACCGGTGAAGATCAGAACTCAGAGAACGGCAGCGGATTAGCACCTGCGTCGTACTTGCCGAACACAGGGCGACCACGCGACATCAGATCGAAGCTGATTTCGGTGAGGCCCTCGGCGGATAGTTGCTCCTGGTAGTTCTGAATGCAGGCGTTGAAGCCAGCAAAGTCGTAGATCCAGTTGCCGGTGTCACCGTTGGCGCGGCCGAGCTCCTTCATAAACTCGAAGTAGACCTCGAAGTTCTTGTCGTAGCGGCAGCGCTGGATCGAGTCGAAGCCCTCGTCGTAGTCGCCTTTGAAGATCGGGTTGACAGAACCAGAGGCGGGGGCGTCGATGTCTTTCATGAAGTAAGTGGTCACAGAAGCCTGCACCGAGGCGCCGGTGATCACGCTGTCACTCCAGCCGTCGTCGCCGAGAAGGCGAAACTCTTGGTTGTTGTCGTTGATCTGGAACGAGCATTGGCTCACACCGGAGATCACCTTGTAGGACTCACCCGTAGCGAGGGTGGGCAGAGTGATCACGCCGTTTGCGTTCCGCGAAGCGAAGTAGCGGTTCGGCGGGGTCAGTGGTGCCACACGCACCAGGGTGCGGTGGGCTTTGTGAAACGAAAGACCAATGGCGTAGTCGGCCATGATGCCTTCTCCTTAGGGAATGGGTGGGTTCTGAACAGCGCCGAGAATTCGGGCTGTAAGGGCCTCGAAGGTGGCCTCGGTGCGGGGCATGTACGTCGTCTGGTCGCGGGGAAACGCCCTCGCGAGACGGCGGCGGATGTCCAGCATGGAAACCGGCATCTTTGTGCCCGCCTTGGTCCCGTAGTTCGTGAAGCGGACAAGCCACCTCTCGAAGGAGATGACGCCATTCACTGACCCCGGTGACGTGATGTCTTCAGGTACGTCCTGGATTGTGCATTCAATCCCTGTGATCTTCCAGTTAGATGGCACCATCTGCGCACCTACCACGTACACCGCTGGGCGGCGATTGTTGTTGGGAAGCGTGTAGTAGCCAGGCCACTGGGTGTAGGGCTTGAGCGTTCCAGCCGGCGTATAAAGATCGAGGATGTATTTCTCGATCGTGCTGCGTAGCAGTGTTACAGGCGGCCAGTTCGTACCGGTAGTCATCGTTGCTCCTCAATGGCGGCGTTGAGGAATTGGCCGAACTTGGTTGGAAGCTCCTCGAGAGGGGCTTTGGTCCAAGGACGACCGGGGAATCGCTGGCCGTTCAGGCCAACGCCGCCCTCGTGGACTTCTGTTGCGTATTCGAGTGGCCAGGTGAAGGTCACACTGCCGTCGGATTGCTGTTCGCGGGTCTGACTCGCGCGCAGCCGCCCGGTGTCCACGATGTCCCTCACCTGCGGTGGTGAGGGAAAATCCCATTTCACTGCTGAGATTTCCTCGGTGAAGCGGGCGTCCAGATACAGCGCGGTTTTCTTGAGAGCCTTGTTAACGGCCTCGTCGAAGTTGCGCTGAAGATCGAGACGTGCCATCAGGTGCCTCCATTCACACGGAATGTGCCTTGGAAGGCTTGCCGCAAGTCCCGACGGTGGAAGGAATCCATCGCGAGGTCGAATGTCAGCTCAAAGCGGCCCAGCACACCATTGACGGTGGCCTCCGCCTGAGAGCCATTCGTGATGCGGTTATCGAAGATCGTGGGCGTCAGAAGACGTCCTCGGCAGCTGTAGGTCGTGTTGTCGACGCCCGGTTGGGCCTGCCAGTTGGGAGCTTCGAGTGTGATAGCGGCCAGGTACTCCAAGACCTCGACGCCCTGGACCGGATTACCGGTCGTCGGGTCGTCGGTGATGGTGGAATTGCCAACCTCGAATGCCAGCTGGGCGTTACCCCAAGGGGCGTAGGTGGCAATGGTTTCGGAGGTGATGGCCATGGCTACACCGCGAATCCGGACAGAGGGAGCGTGGCGAGCAGGCGTTTGTACTCCTGGCCGTAGAGGGTGGAGTCGAGCCCCGTCCCAGTGGGGTTACCACTGGGTGAGCCGACTTGGAGGCCGATTTGCATCGTCCGTCCAGCCAGAAGATGAGCGGAGAGAAGGAACACGGCTTGCGCGTAACGCGCACCCCAGAGTGTTTCTGAGGTTGAATGAGACGCCTCCGTCACGGCTCGCTCGACAACGTCAACCAGGATTTCGTTGAATTCCGGGAAGCGTGCGAGGAAATCCGTGGTGGAAGGCGCCGCCATCAGCCGTTACCTTCTGTAATCGCTTGGATCCGCTTTGCGATGGCATTACGGACCTTGATGCGCTGCTCTTTCGCAGACCACTTGTTGAGCTGCTCGGTATCGAAGGATGCTTCGACCAGCTCGAGCGCCTGAGTAATCGGCATGTCAGCGATGGTGTCGCTTTGTGCAGCAGGCGCGGCCTCGGTTGTTGTGGCCTCTTCAGCATCGATGCGTAGGGCACCGAGCTTCATCAGGTTCTTCACCACGTCGTAGCCCTTGATCTTCTCCCAGACGTCCTCGGGGAAATTCCGGGTGACGCCAGAGACGACTTGGATGTGTTCGGACAGGCCGCCACCTCCAACGAACGAGAAACCGATGGTGCACTCCTTGTCCATCGGCGGATTTTCAAGTTCGGGTCGGTAAACAAGGATCATGGTTAGGACGAGATGAAGGGATAACCGAATCTGAGTAGGTCAGGCTTTCTCAAGAACGAGGGCGCTCTTGGGGTAGTAGAGAGCCAATCCGCCGATGCGAGCGTGCGCTGCAACGGAGAACTCCAGTGCTTGACGCAGGGGAGGCAGGAATTCCAGAGGTTGGGGGATGTGCAGTTGCAGCTTGTCGGGGCTGCGGTCGTACACCAGGATCCGATCCTTGGAAAGAGTGCCATTCGACTTGCCGGCCTCGAGCTCGTTGATGGGCTCGATGGCTTGGATCATCGGGTTGGTGCGCAGGAAAAACTCCATCACCGTGGTGTCGGAGGTGCTGCTACGCGGGGTGGTGGAGATGATGCGGTACACGTTGTAGGGCACCAGCATCGTGTTGGGCATCTCCTTCATGTTGCTGTTCTGCACGAGGCGGGTGGGTGCCTCGTTGAGCAGGGCCAGCATCTCGTCGGTGGTCACACCGGCGGTGTCGAACCACTTGTCGGGTACAAGCTTGTCGACTTGGTCATTGTTGAAGAAGCCCTTCATGCCAGAGGGGGAATCGCCGAAGTAGGCGATCTCCTGGACCTTCTCCTCGTAGGCGCGGCGCACGGCGTTCGCCCGGCGTTGCTCGAGGTTCATGCCGGGCACCATGGCGGCGGCACGGGTCTCTTGGATGGTGTAGGCGAAGGAGGCACCGAGGGAGCGAACCGGGTGGGTCACTTCCTTGCGGAGCACGTCAGCGCGGGGCAGATCCTGCGCTTTATCGCCGATCACCTTCATCGAGCCTTGCTTGTCGAAGACGCGATAGGTGTAGGAATCAGAGCCGTTCCCGACCTCGGAGGAGATGGGAATCAGGGACGAGTATTTGATGTCGGCGTACTCGACCTCAAAGGTGCGAGCAAGGATTGTCTCTAGCTCGCGGGCGAGAAAGACGCCGACCTCGTCGTTACGGATTTCGGTGGTCATGGGGAGAAGCTCCGTGATCAAGTGTCGGCGGAGTAGGTCATGCTGGGGATGTCAATCTCCAGCAGAACCAAGCCAGCGGCCGAGGTTTCGGACAGCCAACGTGCGCCAGCCGTGATGGCGACGGTTTTGTTGGCGACGGCGGTCTTCGTGAAGCGGCCCAGTGCAGCACCGGAAACGGTGCCCGAGTGGTCAGCTTTGAAGAAGCGCACGGCATCGCCGAGGGCGACAGCAGCGGTCGAGTACACCCAAACAACGCCCTTGGAGACCACGTTGAGGGTCTCTTTGTCGGGGTAACCCACGCGGCCGTCGGCGTAGACGGGGGTGGGGTTGGGGGTATATGCGGAACCACCGCTCACGCCCTCGAGCACCATGGAGCTGATCGCCAGACCTTGAATGTTGGTCACGCCGGTGGCGATCTCAACAGCGAGGGCGTCGTTACTGGTGGGGGTGTTGTCAGTGGCAACCAGCACGCCGTAGGGGATGGCTGCGCCGGTTTGGTTGCGGAAGCTGCGGGACACGTATGCCTGCAGATCCGCGATCATGCCCTCATGACCCACGACTTGGGTCAGGGGGTAGCTGCCTTGAGCGCCGGCCGGATTGGCGACGGTGGTAGCGGTAAAGATGACTGCCATGGAAGGAACTCCTTACTTGGTGGCGGTGAGGGGACGCTTCCAGGCTTCCGCTTGCTTCGACCGGTAGGTGTCCACCGGGGAAGCGTTGCCCCGGCCGGCACCTTTCAGTGCGTCGCGGAGGGAAGTGGTGCTGTCGGCGCGGTCCTCCTTGGTTTCGGGCTCATCGCCCTCGTCCTCGGAGTCGTCGTCTTCGTCCTCATCGTCGGCATCAGCGCGGGCGGCGAGAATGCCGTCAACGACGCCTTGGATGTAACCGGGCTCAGAGTCCTCGCGGGGGGCGGAGCCGGTGAGGTTCTCGAACGCCTGGGCGTAGAGGTCCTCGTTATCGATGCCGTCGAAGTGGAAGTCTTCGGCGAAGGCGGGGGCCAGCTTCTGAAGCGTGGCGAGGCGAGCAGTGACCAGTTGGTCGAGCTCGGCGGTGTCGATGCGTGAGGACGAGCCTTGCTCGAGCTCGGTGACGCGCTCCTCGAAGGCGTCAGCGCGGCCTTCGGCCGCTTCCTTTTCATAGGCGAGGGCGTCGATCTCCTCTTGCTGAGCGTCAAGCTTGGTGGCAAGCTCATCGCGCTCGGCAGTCACAGACTTGAGCTGGCGCTCCATGTCCCGTGCGAAGGACTGGACCGCGCTAGCTGCTTCTGCGGGCAGATCGATCTCCAGGCCGTCGAGTTTGACGGTAGCCATTGCGGGAGATGCAGTTGAACAGGGCTGGAGCGCCGATTCGCTGTCGCGAATCATGTCCGGATCGAAGGAAAAGGCATCGGCCGAGTCCATGCGATCCATGAGAAGGCGAACCTCCGGGCCAGCCCGGCCTCGGGGGACGATCGCTATATGGTTCACCCGGATGTTGCGCTGAACGCCGTCGTAGGACTCGCCCTCGGGGGTGAGACCGGGTGTGGGGTCGAAATCGACCTTGTATCCGGCAGAGACTTCGGTGGCGTCTTTGCGTTTGATCTTGTCGATGGCGTCTTGGTCGGTGACGACCAGGGCGACTTCAACGAAACCGTCGTTGTAACGAACTTGGCTACCGGAATAACCAACTTGGAACTTTTTGGTGTTCGCTGAATCGAGAAGAACCGGCGGGTGTCCCCAAGTTGCGGGTTTCATTCCGAACGTGGAGAGCGATTCCGGAGAGCCAACCTCTTCAGGAGGGCGGTACTCACGGACCTGGGAGCCATCCACGCGCTTATAGAGCTGAGTGCCCGTGCGCGCCGCACGACACCAGACGCGGAGATACCCCTCGTCGGTGGTTTCACACCCAGTAATGGGTGAGAAGTCGTAGCGAGAAACAGATGTTTCCATGGCGTCAGCTTAAGGCTTTCGCATGCAAGCGATAGCCTGATACGGAGAGCGAATTGCCGATGTGGCGATCTATCGACAGCTCGCATTATGCGGGCGAATTAGACACCTAAGGGAAAGGGCTGGCATGACGCAGTCGGGTGTAGCAGAACGACTTGCTATCAGTCAAGCAGCTTATTGTCGCTTGGAAAGAGGGGAGATTGAATTCGCAGTATCAAAGCTCTTTGACTTGGCAGATTTATATGGCGTTGCGGCTTCGGTGCTGATGGATGGTCTTTAAGCGTTGTAAACCTCGGTGTGCCACACCACAGCGCCTTCGGCAATCAAGCGTTCTCGAATGAATTGCGCTTCGTGAACAGGGCACAGGAGCGTTTGAGCGCCTGCGTTGTTCCAAAACCAGAGCCGGGTGTATGCGTGCTCAGGTGGGTGAGCGGGCTTCATGCGAACGACGGGGCGAAGCCTTCGGCCCAGATCGAATCGCGCTTCAGGCGGGGTTGGTCACCGTGGCCGTTGCGGGCGCGATTGGTAGAAGGATCCTCGAGGACGGTTTTTCCGGCCTCGGTATGAGAGACGTCCGGGCCCCCTTTGCCAGCGATGCCACGCTTGCGTCGCTCGCGGTTCAGCTCAGCGCGGCGCTTGCGCTCCGAGGGGCGACGGTTGATCTCGGCCTGGGCGCGTTGGCGCTTGGCCCGGGCCTCGGGGTTGGAGCGGTAGAAGGCGGCGGTGGAGGTCACGAGCGACGAGAGGTCTTACCAGAGCACTTCCACTTCGCTCTGGAGAGGCAAAGCGGCGTGTTGCGGTCGGGGCCGGAACAATCCTTGCCGTGAGACTTCATGTCACCGAAGCTCCGGGCGCAGTAGTTGTCGCCTTTGTCTGTGCCGGGGGCGATGGTGTAACCCTTAGCTCCGTAGCGGACCTTGTTCTTGCGACCGGTTTCGGGGTTGGTGACCACCTTGGTGTATTTCTTGCCGTCCTCGGTGTCAGCCTGCGCGCGCTTCTTGGTGGGAACGCAGTTGGGCACACGGCGCTTGCCCTTGCGCTTCATGCCCACTTGCTCGTAGCCCTCCCAGCAGGCGTCACGGCGAGTGGGCGGTTGGAGTTGCGTAGGGGCGTAGTGCTGGATGTAGTTGTCGGTCCGGCCGAAGCCCTGAGCTCGACGACGGCGTGGTTGGCCGGTGCGGGGATCAAGGGGTATGGCTTCACGTGTTCTGGGCGCAGTGCTCTGAGGTAGTTGCGCTTGGACGCCCTCGGGAAGGCGCTTCTGGTCAGGCCGTCGGTAGCCGGGCTCGTACTTCCGGCGGGCAGCTTCGACGCGGAGGCGGAGGTTACGCGCGGTGAGCTTGGTGGCCATACCGGTGGCTTCACCAGCGGCGGCCATGGTGTTGCCGATTTGAGCGACGCGGCGGATCTCCTCACGGGCTGTTTGAGCGATACGACCCTCTGCGTTCTTCACCGCCGCAGCGGTGTTTTCACGCATGCGCTGGGTTTTGGACTTGCGCGCAGGTGCCGCAGCGAGAAGAGCGCGTGGTGTCAGGCCGGGAAGACGAGGTTGCGTGGGGGATGGGCCAGAGCCGGGTAGGCGTGGCAGGCCAGACGGAGTGGGGGCAGCCCCCGCGCTCGTGGAACCCCGGCGGGACATTGCGTAGGCCCCCGCACCGAGTGCGGCGACACCGAGACCTGCGGCGATGGCCTTGCGGGTGGGGAAGGAGCCTTTCTGCCGGCAGGTCTTATCAGCGGCAATGTGGCTCTGACCGCAGGGTCGGCCTTTGGCGTCAAGGCGGAGCGTGGCGGGGGTGATGGTCATACGACAAAGCCCTCGGCCCAGATCGAGTCGCGTCGTTTCGCCGGTCGGTGATGCTGGGCTTTGAATGCGGCCTCGCGTCCTTTGTTGTACAGGTTCTTGATGTCCGAGGCGTAGCCCTTTCCAAGGGTGCTCAAATTGCGACCCATCCCTCGGCCTGTCGCCGCGACATTCGCGGCATTCTTTGCGGCGCCTACCCAGTTACCTTGAGCTACGTTCCCAATGCCGAATCCGGTTTGAAGCGTCGGTTCGACGATTTCGCGCGCGGCTTTACGCATTTCCAACCTCGGGTGGAGGAAGGCTGTTCCGACAATCGCGGCGCCGGTTAGAGCGGCGGCTCCGGCGGCGAGTTTGACGGGCTTGTTCCATGAGGCGCGGCACTTGTGATCCTTGGGAATACAAGCGTTTCCACATGCCTTGGAACTAGGGCCACAGTTGAGCTTCTTGTTGCCGATGAAGGCATCTGTGCGCAGCGTGGCAGGAGTTAGCGCCATGGTTCAGATCGCGAGTTGATCGAGCTCGGGGGTAAAGCCTTCGGCGTAGACGGAGTCGCGACGACCAAGGAGAGGACGGTCGTATGGACTGGAGGCCCAACCGGTTCCGCTGGGAGTTGAGCGCATCCCAGAAGTACGCATGCGCGTGGATTGATAGGCCCCACGAGCGCGGCGCTTCATGCCGGCAACACCACCGGTCCGACTAAATCCGGCGTAAGCACCGAGGGCGGCTTCTTGTCCAACCCCGACGGCAGCATTACGGGCAGCGCTCTTGAGGAATTCCTTAGAGAGCTCGGATTTACCCATGCGGCCCGCTTTGCTCGCATTAGCTACCTGAGTGGCAGCGGCACCGAGGGTCATGTTGCGGTAACCACGGCTCACTTCACCGAGGTTGCCACGTGCAGCGCCTTCCATTGTCTGAAGTAGCCCAGCTCCAATAGCTGCGCCACCACCTAGGCGAGCAGCAAGTTCACCAGTTGCTTTTATCTTATTACCGATACCTTTTGTAGAAGCTTTGGTTTTATTGAAACGGTGTGCGGCCATCGGGTCGTTCATAAGAGTCTTGAATTCTTTCTTAGCTGCAGCTTTCGGGTCGACCCTCTGCGCTGTTCCGACACGGCAGGTTTCGCCCTCAGAGATGGAGCCTTTGCCGCATTTGAGATCACCGCGCTCCTCCATCGGATCAAAACCATCAGCCCAGACTGAGTCGTAAAGGCCACGCTGTCTGCGCCGCGCGTTGTACGAGTGTTTCCGTACTGCATTAACGCCGCCACCAATGGCACCACCGAGGACTGCCCCTGATGCAGCGTTCCCGAGACCGCCGAGCGCGGCTCCTTGCACAACTCCTTTTAGCCCTTGGCCACTCATGGAACCTAATGTGGCACCCATAGCAGCACCAGAAATACCGTTGATTAAGGCTCCATATTTGGCACCTGTAGCAATGCCTCGACGGACTGAAGGACGTTTAGAAGCACTTTGTGCTTTCTGCGCTGTTCCGACATGGCATTTTTCGCCCTCAGAAATGGAGCCTTTGCCACATTTGAGGTCGAGGCGCTCAGCGGCATCGAGCCGGGCTCGGATGTAGGAGCGGCTGCGGCCCTGAATGCCGAGCTCGCAAGCGACGAGGTACTCCTGAGGGGTCAGGGCGTCGTTGCGGTCCATCTTCTTGCCGCAGCTGCCGTCGCACTTGGCTTTGCGCTTACCACAGTTGCAGCCTTCGCCGTCCATCGGCTTTTTGCCGTACATGCCTCCATCCATGGGGGCTTTGGTCTCCTTGGCCCCCTTCGCGGAGCGCTTGCGGCTGGTTTTGCCCTTGGCAAAAGGCATCTCCTTGTCGTCCTCGCCTTCGCGGATTTCGTCGGGGCCAGCCTCCATCTCCATCGGTGGGCGCTTTTTGGAGGAGGAGGCAGGCATGACTACAAGGCGAAGCGCCTACAAGCGATGCGCTCAGGTTATCGCTGTTGTGATACAGGAGTCGGGGCGAATTGCTCAAAAACCGCTGCGCGATTAAGGGAAACGCCTTCGGTGCGAAGGCGCTTTACGGCTGTCTCGACTTCCCGTTGGTGGCGCTGGCGCGAAGCGGCGTAATCAGGATCCATGTTGGCAATTTCGGCATCCCATGGTGCTAGATAGCAGCGACATCTAGGGTGCAAAGGAACACGGATATCTTGTCTGCGATAGATGTTGCCCGCCCTCGGAGCGCAAATGGGGCACGAGCGGTCGTCTGCAGTGGCGTAGTACATCACGAGTTCGACGCCCTGAGCTGCGTAGTACGTATTAGAGGCGTCGTTGTAGGCACGAAGCGATTCGGTGCGGATAATCGCTTCAGCCCGGGACTTCACAACGCCTAGACGAGAACGCATGTCGCGGATCATGGCGTCAGTGGGGCGACCTTCGGCAATGCCCTGGGCGACGACCTCGGCTGAGGTGGTAGCGAAGCGCTCACCATGCTTGCGAAGGTAGCCCTTGGCTTGGGCGGCAGCAGCGACGGTCGCTTCGAGAGGAATCGACACGTCGACTCGAGGGCCGGGCTTCACCTGACCGGTCAGTTCGTCGGCGACGGATACGCCATAGCGAGACGACGTACCGGCAAGATTGCGCAGGATGCGATCGTATGAGTCGACTCGATCCGGGTTGAAGACAGGGATGAGCTGCCGAAACTCTTGGAGTAGAGACAAGTTGCGCTGTGCGGGGTCAGCCTTCCCAAGGCGCATGTGAACACGGGCGCGCCGAATCAGACGATTGAAGCTGGCGTCTAGAACCCGATTCAGAAGACGAACAGTGTCGTCCTCGGTGGTGCGGAGTAGCAGGTTGTAGCGCTCAACTAGATCCACGGCTCATTTCGCTGAGAGATCTTTGAATGAGCAGATAGTCAGCTATCACTTGAGCTTTAAGGGCTGGGCCGTAGGGCTTGATGCGAGACCAAAGCTCATCGGGGCTGATCAGCCCGTTGGATTCACCGGTCGCGTCGAGACGGGAGTTCTGGAAATACTGGGCGTATTGCTTAGCGAGCTCCTTGCCCGCCGGAGAACTGAATTCACGTTGACCTTCGAGGAATGTGATGAACTCGCGGGCGGTGTAGTTGCGCCCTCGGGCTTTGCCTTGATAGATAGCTTCGCGAGCTTCACGGCGTTGTCCACGGGAAACACCCACGTCCACGACGACACGGGTAGCTCTACGAAAGCGCTGGAGTTGCTCAGACTCAGGAACCCCGTAGGCGATGCCATTGGCGAGGGCTTCGCAGTTGTCCTTGGTCAGGGAGAACTTGTAGTCAGTGTTGGCAATACGGATAGCCCGGCGGACGACGTCTTCATTGGAGAATGAGCCACCGGACTGCTTGAACTTAGGGTCAGGTGCCTTGACTAGGGGAGTCATCAAAGCTTGGGAGGTTCTAATACCGGGTTTTGTAGCGCCGATCTCTGCAACATCAGTCCAGCTGAAGCGGGACTTGTTGGTATTGGCGATGACGGCACGCACAACGCCGTCTTTTCCCTCGCCAAGGTAGATTCCAAAGTGGGCTGCGGGATCTTTCTCATGGCGAAAGTAGACCACATCACCGGGTTTTAACCCGGATTTCTTGGTGTAGTAGTACCCCATAGCTTCACTAGTATTTTTAGTGCCGGCTTCTTGCTTCATAGCCTTGACAAGATCCTTGATATTTGGGCTCGGATCAAGTGGTGACTTGGTCGGATCGCGGAGTGTTTTGAGGTTGTAGGCAACGCTGCCGGCCGTACCGATAGCCAAAGCACCTCCAACAACGGCAGCAGCAAGGGCTGCCTTGCGTTTGATATCCGTGCTTGGGGAAGCCGTTGCAGCTGCTCCTTGTCCCTTGGTACAAGCGTGCTTTTTGGGGATGTGGGAGGCGCCACAAGGCTTACCTGCGGCGTCTACTCGGTCATTTCGGATGAGATCGGCTATTTGTTCTATATGAGAGTCCTGCATCCGGGTAAAACTACCCCCGCGCTTCATCGCGAATAGGCGCTCATCAGACGACAATACCGAGCGGAATCCGTATTTTTCGTATATAGAGCGACGCTTTTTGCCTTTGTCATCATTAGAGTACGGAATAGCGTATATAATAGAGTTATCGGGTAATTGGTCTATCTGTTCCTGGAACATTTTTTTAACAGTGGAAGCTACACCCCGTGCATTGCGGGATGCCGATGCCGACTTTGCATCAAATTCCCCGTCTACTCGGAACTGGGTTGAATACGTCCGTGCGCCGCCAATGCTCTGTTGTGGCTTTGTTGAATAGATCAGGAGGGTCTCACCTACGGAGCCTGTACTGAGCAAAGTCCCATCTTTCATCTTCCAGTTTGTAAAGTTGTCTTTGGTGTTAACTGATACAACTTCACCTCCTTTTGACTTTAGAGCTATGTAGGCGGTACTTTTCTTAGCGTCTCCTATTAGTCCACGCGCAGCTTGTTGGAACTGTTTAGGTAACCGGCTAAGGCCCGCATCCACTTCAGTACGCGATAGATTCTTGATAACACGCTTGCTAATTTCTGGTACTACTGTCTCCCTATTTTTGTAAGCGAGTGCTCCTACTGCAGTTAATGCAGTACCTACACCGATGGCGGCCGCAATGGCCATTCGATTGCGGATCTTCTTATCGCCCTCGGGGGGAGATGCCTTGGTCGGAGCGCCTTGGCCTTTCCGGCATTCATGCGCCTTCGGGATGTGCGAGGCGCCGCAGGGCTTTCCCAGGCGCTTGCCCTCCTGAAAGTCGGCGCGGGCAGCGAGGTAGGTGGCAGTGCGGACGAGCTCGGGGCGCGAGTCGCCTCGTTGCTCTATCTCACGCTTAGCGGCACGATAAGCAGCTTCCAGGCTCATGCCTTCGTTGCCTGCACGAGCTCGGATCTCACGAGCTAGCGAAGAGAGTGCGGCCTGACGTCGAAGGCCGCTGCGGGGCACACGCCCGGTTGAGGTCGAAGTAGGCACTCCTGCGGTTGAAGCTGTCCGAACCCGCGTGACACCTGAGAAGCCGTGCTCGCTTTGGAGAACTCGGAATGCTTCGGTGGGTTGAGTGATTGGACGCCCAGCGAGTTCCGAAGCCGCGTTCAGAGCCACACGATCTGTGATCGCGAAGGTAGGGCGTCTGTTTTTGTCGGAGCCGGCAAGAAGATTGGCGAAATAGGCAGAACGCACGAGTTCGGAATGTGCCTCCCCTGCGATCTGACTACGAGGGAGCCCCAGTCCTCTGGCCATTTCACCAACCCGCACTCGGTCGAGAGAGGCCAGCAGGGTCTGGGTGCCCTCCCGTAGGGAAGGGGCTATTTTGCGCTCGGTACTAAGAGAAGCGACTCCAGGTATGCTTGTAACTTTACTACCAACTTCATCGTATAGCTTACTAAAGCCATAAAGCGACTCCGTATATATCTCAGAGGCGCGTCCAGACAGTGACTTGCCACTCATTAAGTTAACGACATGACTATCAGCGCTATCCCTTAGGGTTTTGGAGACGGTACCTGATCCTGTAATACCTGCGTTGTTGTTGAGCTTCCCCAAGTATGTGTTGATGGCATCAGGGTGAATAACTTCTTCTTTGTTTACCTTCGCTGTCTTAAGTCCTAGCTGTTTCGCGTAAGCAACATGCATTTCGCGCTCTTCTATGAGTTTATTTGCAAGTGCATCTTTGATTGATGTCGCACTTGCGTTGCTGCCTCCCTTTTCAATTGGTAAATTGTAGTGCTTAATAAGAAAGTCTTCGGAAGCTGGGCGAGCAAACACACTGATTTCTGCTTTTGTCACTTTCCCACTTGTCAGTTTTGTGACATAAGAATCGAGATCGGGAGCACGTTTTTTGGCCGTCCAGAAGGCTTGTTGATGCTGCTCGTTCCATGCGTATACATTTGTTGAACCTGAAGCGCGAGCTGCTTTATTTACAGCGTTTGTTGCGTGACTAAGATTGCTTTCGCCTGAGCGATCTGTATCGCTGACGCCTAAGTTTTGAAGATGACGCAGGGTCTCTGGCGAATTGCTATCAAGTCCTCCGATTAAACCGTCCGGTCCCGCCTGAGGCACACGGGCGGAACGAGTGACGGCCTCGGTGATCGAACTGAAGGCGCCTACGCGGGTACGAGCTCGTTGAGCTCCTAGCAGTGGAGTGGCATCAAGGACACGGCTGACACCAGTGTGTACAGACTCATTGATCTGTTTACCTAGTCCGTTTCGATAGCCGAATGTATCTTTGTTCATCAGCAGGGCATGAATGCCCAGGCCACCGGTTATTACGGCAAGGCCCATGCCAATGGCTGCGGTGCGATTCTCGAGCTTCTTCTTCAGCTCTGCTTTTTGCTGAATGTTGCCCGGGGTGATTTTGACGGCACCACGAATGATCGCAGCCTTACCGCCTTCGACGTCGGAGAAGCTGCCTTTTACAATTCCTTTTCCGATACGGCCAAAGCCCCGTTGGATGTTGGCAAGACCACCTAGAGGGTCAGTTTTGACCGCTCTCAGGTGGGGATCAGTGCCTTGGCCTTTAAGACGGCAATCCCAAGTCGGGGGTATGCAACGATTCCCACAACGAATGTTGGGAGGATTGCATTGGACATTACGGCTCGTCTTACGTACATCAAGACGCTCCCGAGCTGCTAGATAAGCCGCTGTCCGAATGGTGGTGTTATCCATCAGTACTGCTCCCAACCAGCGCGAAGGGCTTCAGCTTCGCCCTCGGATACAGGGGACAGCCCAGCTACATTCTGCCGTGGGTAGAAAGCGCTGATCGCTCGTTTAGCGCTGTGCAGTGTGCGGAAGCCAATGGCATATGGCCCCTCGATCAGTTGGCCTTGGTGGTCGAACCGTGCTCGGTACAGCTTGCGTCCGTGAGCACGTTGTGGACCTACGACAAATAAAGCAGCGTTATCGGCTGCGTCAACGCGCTGGCCGTCAGGTGCTACTAAGTAGCCGATACTTACGCTGTCCTTACGATGCGTTTCTTTGATGTGATAACCGTGAGCGTGGATGATCTCTACAGAGTCTGTTTTCGCGGTCTTATCTGGTTGCGGTTCTTCAGTGCTCTCTTCTTCCTGCTCCTCTTCCTCTGGCTGCGCTCCCTCGGCCTCGGGCGGATTGGTCATCGCTTCGGCCTGGGCTTGGTATCCCATCATTTGGCTTTGGAACGAAGCGTCAGCTTGAGCAATGAGCTGCTCGGTGACGGCTCCGTTCAGAGTCGTTTCGATGCTGTACTCGGTGCCGCCGAAGCGGGCTTCGCGCACCTCGAGAGCGTTCAGCACACCGAGGTTGAGGTACTGAGCGTCGACCTGCGCGATTTGGAGGCGTAAGGCCGCCTTTTCGCTGTCTGTCTCGGTGAAGATGCTCGGGAACTCAACGCTCCACTTCTGAGGGGGCCGCCCTCGGGTTGGTCCTTCGCGCGAGGCAAGGATGTAGGTGAAGACTTCGGTCACCGCCGTGCGGCAGTAGAGCTCTTGCCACTGCTCGACGAGGGTTGCCCAGACGCGCTCCTCGAAGCGCCCCTCTTTGCCCAGGCCACCGGGGGAGTCGCCCATCAGGATCGAGGCGGGCCAACCGGTGGCAGCCTGCAGATCCTTGATGAAGGGGTCGGTCGCTGAGGCGATGTTGCTGAGTGCGCGGTTGAGGAAGCTCAGTTCCTCTTCGGTGTCCACCACCATCCCGCCATAGACCGAGCGGCTGAGGTTGTTGGCCTCGAGGCGCTTGCGCAGATCGCTCTCGTTTCCGGAAGCAATGCGGTTGAAAAGACCGGGGATCTTGTGGACGAACAGGTCCGAGTCAGTCGTCATTGACTCGAGGCCCGACAGCGCGGTTTCGTAGCGCTTGTACGCCTCCCAGACGAGTTGGAGCACCGGCAGGCCCCACCCTGTGTTGCGCACTCGGACGTTCCAGGGCAGGTAAAGCCCGTCGAAGCGCGCTACGCGGGATGAGTGTATGCGCACATTGACATACTGCCCTTGCTGCTCGGGCGTGAGTCGCTGCGCGGTGGTGATCCGGTAGTGCGAGGGCTTGGTGTAGTCCGTGATCGAGAAGTCTTCCGGAATCAGCTCCCAGCGGGAGAGGGGGACATAGCCCCGGACAGCGCGTATCCGCGCAGGGTCGACAGGCTCCTCCGGAGGGAGGCCGTCATCGATCAGGAGCACCAGGCCAGCACCGCCGTAGAGGCGCTGAAGCTTGACGACCTCGGCAAAGGCGTGGTGGAACTGTGTGGCTTTGAGGTACTCCTCGAAGTCGGCGATCAGGTCGTTGGCGTTGCTCTGTTCGTCACCGCCAAGCTTGATCGTGGTTCGGTGGCGCAGGATCTCGTCAGAGATGGCATCGACGTAGCGCCTGGGGATGCCATGGGCGTAGAGGGCTTCGAGTTCGCCCTCGCTGAGGATTGCTTTAGCGCCTACAGAAGTAGCAACCGTTTTGTCCTTGGTTGTTAAACCCATGCCAGACAATACGTTTACTAACGCACCATCCTTCCGGAAATTATCAGCATTCGTGTCCACGGTCGCCGCAGGGCTGATTGATATGCGAAGATTATCGCTGAACCTCGACACCGCGAGAGAAACTTGTTGATAGGCCTTTTTGCATAGACTAAAGTTATCGAAGCTAGTTAAATACGTAAGGTAAACTTTTCAATGCTTCGCTTGGCCGGCCTCGGTACTCTGAGGTAGTGGCCGGACGGCGCATGTTGGACCATCACATCGATGGGTCCCTCCTCTGCTCGAAACGCTTTGCGAAGTTGCGATTCCGCCAGGGCATCTTGAGCTCGTGGGGTGGATGTTGTGCGTATTGCGGAGCTCCGGCCGGCACGTTGGATCATGTGCGTGCTCGTAGGCGGGGAGGTCCCACAGTGCAGCGCAACCTTGTTGCTGCCTGCGCGACGTGCAACCAAGCCAAGGGCTCCGAGGAGTGGCTCGTGTGGTTCCGGGCGCAGTGCTTCTGGGAAGCGCACCGGGAAGACGCGATCTACGAGTGGATGGGGGCTGCGAGGATCGAACTCGCCTGAGGCCGATTATGAGTCGGCTGCTCTCACCAGATAGCTAAGCCCCCGGGCTCGGGATGTCGTTGAGTACGGCGTAATCCCCCACGATGCGTAAGGCTGCTTCGTTGTAGGCACGAGCCGCTTCAATCTCGCATTTGTAGACGCCGATTTGGTAGCGAACTCCCATATGGGTGAGAGCAGCTCGATAGGG